GTAGGGCAAGGATAGCAAATGTAGTTAGTCAGACCGTTCAAGGTAGGGCTAGAATCACTGTTTCGGTGTCACAAGCTATACAAGGGCTTTCACGCATTACAAACGTCTTAAATCGCAATATAGACGGGTTGGCTCGTATTACAGTTTTAGTTAATAGGACGATTGAAGGTCTTGCAAATATACGGGCAACTACTACTCAAACAATTCAAGGTAAAGCTAGAGTACAAATAAGTGTTTCTCAGACAATCCAGGGTATTGCTAGAGTATTGGTAGTCGTTATAGAAGATATTCTTGGTAAAGCAAGAATTGCTGTTTCAGCTACCCAAACAATATTTGGAAAGGCAAATATCAGAGTTACTACTGTAAGGACAATCCTCGGTATTGCAGCTATTAGAAAAACTACAACTCAGACAATTCAAGGATTGGCTCGTATTGTTACAAGCGTTTCACAAACTATTCAAGGTCATGCTCGTATTACAAATGTTATTTCTCAGACTATTCTAGGAATAGCCCGTATTACAAAAGTTATCACTCAGACAATATTAGGTAAATCTGCTATTCAGCTTGCTACCACCCAAACTATAACAGGACGTGCTCGAATATTAGTTTCAGTTGTTCAAACGATCCTTGGTAAAGCACGAATTCAGACTGCAGTTGAGCAAACAATAGATGGAATTGCACGAATTCAAGAAATCGTAGATCAAACTATATCAGGTAGAGCTCTTATTACAACCGTTACGGTTAGAACGATTCCAGGTAAAGCTGCAATACAGAAAATTGTTGTTCAGACAATCCTAGGACTTGCTCGAATAACAACTTCAGTTAGTCAAACTATTCAGGGAAAGGCGAGAATAATAAATATAGTTTCTCAAACAATACAGGGTATAGCCCGTATCACAGTTGCCACAAATAGGACTATTCCAGGACTTGCACGAATTACGGCAGCTACTATTCAAACTGTACTTGGAAGGGCTAGGATTACGGCAGCAGCTATTCAAACGATTTTAGGTAAAGCTCTAATAACAGTTGCTACTAACAGAACTATACAAGGTATAGCCAGGATAACGGCAGCAACTATTCAAACCATACAAGGTATTGCAAGATTACAGATTGCTGTTAGTCAAACAATTACAGGTCAGGCAAGGATTGTTGTATCAGTTGTTCAAACAATACTAGGTCGTTCTCGAATACAAGTTGCGGTAGATCAAGCTGTTCAAGGTATAGCCCGTATTACAGCCTTCGTTTCTCAAACCATATTAGGACGTGCAAGGATCACACAATCAGTAAGTCAAACCATATTAGGACAGGCAAGAATACAGTTTGTAATAAACCAAACAATAGAGGGTGTAGCCAGAATTACAGTATCTACTGTTAGAGATATTTTAGGTAAAGCTGCTATTCGTAAAACTATCACTCAAACAATTCTAGGAGTAGCTAATATCGGGAATGTTATATCTCAGACGATTCAAGGAGTTACTAGGGTACAGCACGTTCTTACTGAAAACTTACAAGGATTAGCTCGAATACAAAAAGTATTGAACCAAACCATACAAGGACAAGCAAGAATGCAGGAAATAGTAGTTCAAACTATTCAAGGTCTTGCAAAGATTACTGCTTCTACAACTCAAACTATTCAAGGTATAGCTCGAATAACGACTTCGGTTAATCAGACCATTACGGGTATTGCAAGAATCAGGATAACTACGGATAGAACAATTCAAGGTATTGCAAGGATAATGGTTTCGTCCTCACAAACTATTCAGGGTATAGCAAGGATTCAACATATCCTCACAGAAACAATAGAAGGTATTGCCCGTATAACAAATGTACTAAATCAGACTATCACAGGTATTGCCCGTATTACTGCAAGCTCGGTTCAGACAATACTTGGTAAAGCTAGAATTACAAAGTCGGTATCTCAGACTATTGAGGGTAAAGGAAGAATTGAAATATCTGTTAGTCAGACGATTGAAGGTATTGCAACTATAGTAGCCAGTAAGAACTATACGAGAGAAAGTATGGTTAGTTTACCATTAGACAATACGGATTTGGCAACAGCATTTACTGCACAGGATAATTTAGATGTAGGAGTAGAAGATACTATTTATGTTGATATTACTGGTTCAAACTTCCTTATTAAACAATTCAAAGACAAACATGAAAATGGAGTAGATAATATTATAGGACAGTGGATAGGAAAAGTTACTCTTGCTCCTTCTAGTTCTACTGTTCACTTACAGGTTTACAATCAGGTTACGGAGTTATGGGAAGAAATAGATTCGGATAGTACAACGGCTATAGATACGCCATTTACTTTACAGGGTACGATTAGTGTTGATTCTAATAATTATTATGATGTAGATAATTTTGTATCTTGGAGGGTATACCAAGAGGTTTAAATTATGGCACAAGAAATATTTACAAGTTCTACAACATGGACAGCTCCAGGAGGAGTTACAAGTGTAACAGTAGAAGTATGGGGTGGTGGCGGTGGAGCTTCTGGTTCTACTGGTTCTATTCGTGGTTCAGGAGGTGGCGGTGGAGCTTATGCAAGGTCTGTTCTGTCTGTTACTCCAGGGAATAATTATACAGTTACGGTTGGAACGGGTGGTGCAGGGGGAGCTATCAATAATAATGGTTCTCATGGGAATAATTCTTGGTTTAATACTACAGGCACTATTATTGCTCAAGGTGGTAGACGTGGAGTATCATTTGGCCCGAATGGAGGAAATGGTGGAAATCTTACAGTTACCATCGGGGATGTAGAGTTTGCGGGTGGAAAGGGGGCAGCTGGTGGTGTTGGTTCAGGAGTTGGAGGAGGAGGCGGTGGAGCAGCTGGGGATGCTAATACTGGTGGAGATGCCTCGACAGGAACGGGTGGAACGGGTGGAAGTGTCGGTGGTGGAGATGGTGGTAATACAGGAGTAGCTGGTACAGCTCCTGGTGGTGGTGGTGGCGGTAGGAATGGAGATAGTGGTTTTGCAGGTGCAGATGGTAAAATTATTCTTACCTATTCTACGACTATTACAACTACTCAAACTATACTTGCTAGAGCTAGAATGCAAAAAGTAGTAGCACAGACTGTATTAGGGCGTTCTAGGATTCAAAAGACTGTTGACCAAACTATACAAGGAAGGTCTAGGATTCAAGGTTCGGTATCTCAAACTATATCAGGTAAGGCAAGACTACAAGAGATTGTTTCCCAAACCTTACAGGGTATATCCCGTATTAGTAAGGTTGTAAGTCAGACCATACAGGGAGTAGCAAGTATTGAGGCACAGGAAACAATGTCAACAGACTTGTGGGATGTTGAATTTACTTCTCCTGCTATTAATCAAGCAATACAGGGTATATCCCGTATCCAAAAGGTTATTAATCAAACGATTCTGGGTAAGGGAAGAATAACCACAAGTGTTTCTCAGACCATAAATGGTATTGCAAGAATTACGAATGTTATTACTGAAACGATACAGGGTATATCCCGTATTACTACTGTTGTAAATCAAACTATTCCTGGAATAGCAAGAATACAACACGTTATTACCCAAACGATTGAGGGTGTAGCAAGAATACAAGAGATTGTTCTTCAAACCATCGCAGGACAGGCAAGAATTACTGCTTCGGTTAGTGAGGTTATTCAAGGAATAGCACGCATTACAGCTTCTACGAGTCAAACCATCTTAGGTAAAGCAAGAATTACCGTTTCAACTATTAGGACAATTCAAGGTATCGCAAGAATACAGGTAGCAATAGATCAAACAATAACAGGAATAGCTCGTATCACTGCTTCAACTTCACAGACAATATTAGGTAAAGCTCGAATAACTGCTTCTACCAATAGGATTATTCAAGGATTAGCAAGAATTGCCGTTAGTGTTGAACAAACTATTCAAGGAATAGCCCGAATAACAAAGTCGGTTTCACAAACAATAGAAGGTATTGCTCGTATTCAGTTAGTTACGGATAGGATTATTCAGGGTATTGCCCGTATTCAAGTTGCAGTTAATCAAACGGTTCAAGGTATAGCCAGAATCTTAGAGAGTGTTAACCAAATAATAGAAGGTATTGCTCGAATAATAACTGCTGAAGAAGCAATTATTCAAGGTCAGGCAAGAATTACTGCTGTTACCATAAGGACAATTCTAGGTATAGCAAGAATACAAGAAATTGTAGATCAGACAATAGAGGGTATTGCAAGAATAACAGTTAGTACTACTCACACTATTACAGGTATCGCTTCAATTAGAGCCACTACAGTTCGGAATTTACTAGGTTTGGCAAGAATCACCGTATCAACCGTTCAGACAATAACCGGTATTGCAAGAATACAACACGTTATAACTGAAGATATTACAGGTATTGCTCGTATAACGGCTGTAACTACCCAAACGATTTTAGGAAGGGCAAGAATAACCGCTTTTATCAATCAAACTGTACAGGGAATAGCAAAAATAACGGCAACTACTATTCGTACAATATTAGGGTTAGCTCGCATTACTGCATCAACTACTCAGACGATATTAGGACAAGCCAGGATAACAGTTTCTACTGTTAGAACGGTTTTGGGTATAGCAAGAATAACTTCAGTAACAACTCAAACAATCTTGGGTAAAACACGAATAACGGTTGCTATTGTTCAAACAATCTTGGGTACTGCAAATATCAGGGTTGCAACTGTCCAAACTATAGATGGTATTGCCCGAATTAGAACTGTTACTACTGAAATCATCTTAGGTCAAGCAAGGATTAGAACAATTGTATCTCAGACGATTATAGGTCAGGCAAGAGTTACAGATATTGTTACGCAAACAATCGATGGTATTGCAAAGATAATTCCAGTTCCAGGTATTACTATTCAAACAATATTAGGTAAAGCGGCAATTACAGGAACAACAAAGAAAACTATTAAAGGCCGAGCAAGGATTCTAAGTACAATAGCACCACCTTCTAAGGATTTGATATTCTTGACTAATGGTAAGATTGCTTTCAGAATTGATGATGAGTTGTATCATCCGGTTTAATTCTGTATAATAAGCACTATGCTACAAAGAATAAGGGATCATGTAAAAGCTTTTAAACCTCAAGAACAAATAACTTATGAAGAATGGACTTTCATTTCAGACCGGGCTATATCTGCTAAGAAGTTCTTAGATGAGAATAATCAGGTTTATGTAATGCTTGCACAAAGCCTTAAAGATGCTGAAAGTACCGTACTTGAGAATAGGGTTTTGGAGGTACGGGAAGAAAGGACTGTTAGTGAGTTATTTAAAAAGGTATTCATATATCCTAAGCAAATGCAGTTAGATGAATTAGTAGGTCAGATTAAGTTAATACGGAATTTATTTAGAGAATGTCAGTCTTGGATAGATATGAAAAAGATGTATGAAAAACAAGAAGCGAATGGCAAAATTACAATAGATCATGGCCGATAAACAAGACTTCCCATTTCCATTAGATACTGATATTGAAGAAGATATTCCTGTAAGAAAAAATAAGTTTGATCCTGCTACGGGTAAGGTTTATTCAGTAGTAGAACTTGAAAAACAAAAGGTACGGTATATAAATGCCCCTCCTGAAAAACACCGTTGCAAACCTGGGGATCATACCTTTATTGTTATTAATCTTAAAAGATCAATATTCGGTTGTACTAAGTGCCAATATAGTCGAATGGTATATCCGACTAAATACCGTTATGATGAAAAAACCAAGAAATTAATTAATAAGTTTACGCAGGAAGTCCTCTAGTTTTCCTCTTTTTACCGCAAAATATTATATCCTGTAAGTAGCAAGCCTTCTTGCAGAACTTCGGGGAGCGATCCTCGTTACATAAATCGTTAGGGGAAGCTTGTCAGATAGGAGGTGAGCAAAATGGATAATAGTGATAATAACTCAGACAGGTTTGGCGAAGTAGTTGGACGTGAAACCGTAAACGAAAACGAAACCTCTGATAAAGATGTGCAGGTTGCAGAGAAATCTGAAACCATAGTACCGGAAAAGACTGAAGAAACTCAGGAAACTGAACAGACTCAGGAAAATAAAGGAACTATAGGTGCAGAAACTCAAGAACCGCAGTTGACGGAAAAAGGAACAAAGCTTGATCCTAATCCACAATCAGCAGTACATCAGGAATTAGCAAACGAAAGACGTGTCCGTTCCCAAATGGAACAAGTTCTTGGAAACAAGGAAAAACTTGCTCAGTTTATGGAACGACAGTACGGAGTAAAACAGCCTTCGCAAGAAGCAACAGTAGAAACTCCGGAAGTTAAAGCCTATAAGGCAGAGGACTTTGAAAATTTGGAAGATGTTGCTGAAGTAGTAAACAAACTTCAAAATGGGTTCTCGGAGAAATCCAAGACTTATGAGGAGAAAATCCAAGAACTTACAAAAGTTGTTGGAGGTTTACTTCAGGGAAGTAGAAATTCCCAGATAGCAACAAAGACAGAATCAGACGTTAATAGTTTGCGAGGTATTCCAGAACTTGATTCTAAAAGCCCTGATTTTATACCAGGACTTGAAGAAAAGATAACTCAGGAATATTTAAGACGGGACTTTGACGAAACGACAAGGCAATTTAAGGGAGAACACTCTATTGCTGATATAGGGAATTACATAATAGATGTAGCCCGTACAGCAAAAAAAGCAGGTTCTCAAGAGGCTCAAACGATAGTCAAAGATAAGTCAGAAGGTAGAGTTAAGACTAGTCCAAAGGCTAATGGAGATACAAGTAGCGATAATCTTGCTCCTGGAGATTCAATAGCAAAAGGAATAGCAAAGATGTTCAGGTAGAACATTCAACACTTAGCGACCTATTGAGGGTAATACTTCAAAATTTGAAGGCGAAAGGGAGGTGCTTAAAATATGAATAATCAATCAAATTATGGACAAGGCTCGACATTCGAGCACGCAGATAAAGAACTATATCTTAGTATAGAAAAGGAAATTACCAAATTTCCATGGCCAAGAATAGAACTTGTAAAAAGAATTGGAGGATTTAGCCAAGTGGTTAATTCTTCAAAAATTGAGTGGTCAAGACGTGATAATAGGCCCGTAAAGGCTAACATTGTTACAGGAACGACTAGCTCAGGTACTTCTGTTAGCGTTGATGCTTCAGGTGTCTTTAATGTAGACGACTTGGTAGAAAGTGCTTCAGGAGAACAGTTTGTTGTGGAAGCCGTAAATGGAGGTACACAACTAACGCTTCGTAGATGGGCTGGTGATGCTGCAGAAATTGTAGGAGGATCAGTTTTGAAACGTATTGGAGGTGCTACCCCAGAGGGTAAAAAGGCCGATAATATGGTAAGAAGTGGTTATGAGGATTTGTATAATTACACCTCAATTCTTGAAGATGTTGTTGATCTTTCGGGTACAGAGAATGAAGCTCTCATTAGAGGTGCTGAAAATTCAGGTCAACTTATTGCTAGAAAACTAAAAGAACTTGCTGAAGTATGGCAATCACAGATGGTTTTGGGTAAACGTCAAAAAGACGATACTTTTAAAACACGAACCTGTGGAGGTCTTGATTATATGATAAGGACGTATGCTCCTCAAAATATAGTCAACTTCGGTGGAACAGCAACTTATGCATTGACAGGAGATGACGGTATTCAAGGTAAACTTGATGATGCTCTCGACTTGATAAGTGCTAAGGTTTTCGACAAACCAACAATGTATGTTGGTGCTAAGTTCATGAGGAAATTCAAATACTTAATGTCTGATACAATTAGAACAGATCAAGTAAATGATTCTCGTGGAATTGGAGTTGTAGGTAATTACTTATCTCATCTTTATGGTAAGGTTCAGGTTGTCTTAATTCAGGAAAGAACTGGATTTATGGATAACCGTATGTTCTTCGTTGACGAAAGTGACTTAGGACAAAAGGCTATGAAAGGTAGAGATTGGCAAACTTACCCACTCGCAAGAGTTGGGGATAGTTTTAGATGGCAAATTCTTTCTGAAAGAACTGTAAAGGTTGGTAACCCGGCTGCACACGTTCTTGTAGAAAACTTAGGCTTCTAAGTTACTGTGTACGATTAAGGGGGAAGCAGAAATGTTTCCTCCTTTTTCGTGGGGTACCCCCCCTCTTTTTTATTTTTTCTATTACACTAATAATATGAATAAAGAAGGAGGTGATTTAATATGGCAGGAACGGCAGTAGGACGAACAGTCTTTATATTGGGAAAGGAAGCACATGGTAATAGACAAGCAATAATTGTTGAAAATGGTTATGCTTATGATCTTGATATAGCAGATGTGATAGTCTACACTAACCAAACAGCACGCTTCCCTTATGAGGTGTAGCTTATATTTTTTGTTTAACTAGTAAGGCGAGGGTTATTCCTCGTCTTATTGGTTTTTAGGTTATACTAGAGATATGCAGACCGTTGGTTCGTATTTTGATACTCTTGATTCTATTTTGGCTTTAATTGCTCCTCATGCCGGTGGAACTATCCCTGATGAAAACTCTGAAGAATATGCCCAATGGGTACAGGCAATCCAAATGAAGTATGAAGAAGCTTCTAGGCGTGGTTTTTGGAGAAGGCTTTTAAAAAAGGGTGAGCTTGAATTAACAGCAGATGATGAGGAAGTATATTTGCCTGTAGATTTCCAAAGACCTAACGGATTATATATCCTTTATGTAGATGAGGTTGATATAGCTGATGCTGACCGTGAAGCTGATGATCAAAGTATCTTTGTTGAGATGGATAATAATATCTTTTTAGCAGATGGAACAACTGATAATACAATGTTTGGCCGTTGGAGAATAACTTTTGATACGGCTATCGAAACAACTCAAGATGCTCCTATATGGTACTTTGCTACTCCTCCTAAGCCAACTGATGGAACGGATAAGTTATTACTTCCAGGTGATATGTTAGCCTTTGGAGCATTAACAGAGATCTTTAGAAGTACAAATCTTGAGGGTTCGCAAGATGATGCCCGTATAGAATATGAAAACCGTCTTAATAACTATCTTGCTTTAGAAATGATACCTGGAAGGCATGAATTACTTACTTTTGCAACTAATCCCAGACGATTAGATAGGAGTGTAAAAGCCCGTGCTCGTTATGCAATAAGAACTGATCGTGTATCGAGAAGTTACTAATATGAATTATGGTATTCGAATATCCTCCAAAACGACAGAATCCTAAAAAACAAAGACTAGCTTCTAAGGGATTCCCTGACGGTTGGAATTCACTTCCTCATGCTTCCTCATTAAAAGATACCGAACTTGCCGAACTTACTAATGGTGTCTATTCCCAATATGGTTCTATTTCTAAACGTCAAGGCTCTTTAATTATAGGGGATGCCCGTGCAGGTTCTACAAAGGTTATTAATGCAGGTATGTTCTATGATATTGGTGACGAAGATTATATGCTTCGAATTACCGATACGGGTGAAGTTGAAAGGTTTAACTTTGACACTAATGTTTGGGAATTGCTAACTGCTACACCGCCTGTTGGTTATTCGGATGATGATCCTACTTTTACCAGCGATTCTCCTGTATTTGATCCTTCAGTCTTTGTAAATATGGTTCAGGCTAATGGGAAGATTTACTTCTCCTCAGAACTTGACCGTGTAGTTATTTTTGATGGTACAGATTGGAAAGTATATGCAGAACTTGCTGATCCTACAGGATTTGCAACAGTTGTAAAGACTGGTGCAGGAACAGGTACAAGATCTTATTATTATAGATGGATTGAGATGAATGAGTTTGGTCATACTGCCGGTTCACCTGCTATAACAACTGAAGCTTCAGGTACGGGTTGGATTGAAGATATGCCTGAAATTGATGGTTCAACTTATACTACAGTTACACTTCCTGCAGCAGTAGCAGGTACTACAAGACGTGTTCTTTATAGAGGAGATGTAGGAGGTTCGGAGTTTTATCTTGCAGACTTAGAAGCAGGATCAACAGAATATGTTGATAAGAATGTTAATCCTAATGGTGTAGAAGGAACTTCGGTAGCTTTTGTAATTCCTGAAGAAAATAATACACCGGGTTATCATTTTTATTTAATGGATGTATTTGCAAATTCTATTGTAGGTACAACAGTTGAAGAAGGTAAAGATGTATTAGTTATATCTGCCGGAGCAGATGCAAAGAAAATAGGAGCTACAACTATTGATACATTTGATTCTTTTTCACTTGCAGATGGAGCAGGTTTTGATGGTTATCAAAGAGGAGATGGACAATCAATTAATGCAATACAATCTTTTTCAGTTGCTAACAAAGATGGCCTTGCAATATTTAAAGATAGACGAACTGGCTTGATGGAGTTTGATGCAGAAGGTGGAATTAATATTCAAAATGTAAATGTTATTAGAGGTACTATGAGTCCACTTGCTCCTCATGTAGCAGGAAATAACATCAGGTTTTATTCATCAGAAGGGCCAGCAAGTATTGGACATGAAGAAAACTATGGAACAATACTCCGTTATTCAGTTCTTGGCTTAAAGGCTGATTCTGTAATTAAAAGTGTTCATGCTCATTCCTTACCTATTGTTTGTTCTGAGTATTATCAAAATCTTTCACTATTCGGTATATCAACAAGTGAAGGTGGTGGTGGAGGAGTATTAGACGGGAATGATTCTATTCTTATATATGATGAACGGTATAATACATGGTCGCATTGGACAGGATTACATCCGGCAGTCTTTTTTAAAGGTATTCATCCGACAACTAAAATTGAAGATTTATATATGGGAGTTGGTAATGCCGAAGAAACGTATGGTGGTAATGTAGTTAAGATGTTTACTGGTAAAACTGATTATGCTACATCTTCAGGATCAGGTACAAAGATTACGCTTTCTATTACTACAAAACAATATGATGCAGGACTTCCCGATCAATTCAAAAAGTTCGATAAAGTTGTTCTTATCTTCGGTTCACTTGTAGGAGATGGGACAACTGTTGGAGTTCTTAATATGGGTACTGATGGATTAGATCAATTCCCACGATATAGGATTTCAACGAGTGCAACACTTTCAGGTTTTGGAGATGATGAATGGGGTACTCAAGAGTTTGGGATGATGCAAATAGATGATGCAGGAGATACCTTAAATCTGCGTTATGTCAATCTTAGACAAAAGGATTTGTTCTGGGTAAAAATCAATATTCAGGAGGATTCTGTAGATGGAGAAATAACACTTATTGGTATTGCTAT